CCAGGCTTTCAACTTCTTCATTTAGGCCTTCAGAACTAACTTCTAGGAACTCTCCGAATGGGTCCTCATTCCTTACAGGCGCGCCTTCTAGTTTGCCGCCCGACCCTCACTGGACATACAACATTAAGGATTCCCCGTTACACACTGCCTCGGCGATTCATGCCTTGAGATGGATCTGTTCAATTCTTATTGTTTGAGACCTATGGACTGGGCGGAATTCCTCTAATGCCACGCCTTCCATGACCCTGATTTGTCGTGGATCGTCAACCTCCGAGCACCAGGGGACTTAGGCGGTATGATGCAAGGCTGTATAAACCTCTTTCAGCACATGCTTCGAACTGTCATTATAACATTAGAAGGAGGTTCACTTAGAATGCCACCCCGTTACTTCCATGACGAATTGATCTAAGTGTTTAAGGAGTTCTTTGAAGCATATCAGTACTGCCATCCGCTAGTTGTTGTAGGAAGGCTCCCTAAGAATTGCCACCACGCCGATCATGTGATGGCTAAGATGAATGAGCCTTTCGGTGAACAAGTCCTCCGGGCTGATTTTTCTGACAGCAAGGGTAACCCGATACCCCGTGCGCAGGTCGCAGCTGCATTTAAGGACACGTGCCGATGTGACGTCCTTAATGCCCGATACCGGTAAACCAACCCCCGGTTTTTCGACGGGCGTGATTGGAACGAAATGCATGTTTACACTAGTTGCCCCTAGAATTTGCCTTCTGCATTCCTTCGCTCCGCCCTCCCCAATCTCCGACCTAGCGCCGCCGTCATGGCCAGGTTTATTCCCTTTGCCCAGCGGCGTATCCGTGAGCTTATTGATTCCTACCCAATACATCATGAGCCTTACACCCTGGAGCAGTACATAGCCGAAGCCTTACCGTAAAAACGAAGTGGCATTCGAGACGGCATCCAATACGTCATTGATAATATATAAATCGTTTTAAGGATGGCCGTTTTTGTCAAGCCGAATTAGTTCAACTATCGCGCACCGGAATAAACTGCCGAAGGCCGCCCCAGGTTCATTAACGGTCCTCATACGTCGCTCAAAGGGTACCCCGGATATTTAAATTAATTTCTGTTAAAGTTCCTAAGGAAAGCTATACCCGGGTTCTGCGTTGGCTACTCCTGCCACGATCTTGCTGCGAAATTGCACGCAGACTATAACCCCTCCTTCACCTACGTCTCCAACGATGGTTCGTCACACGACGCCCATCAGCACGCACTCCTCGTCAAGTCCGTCGACCACTACTTCCTTTCACTTTTTTTAGAGAAATACCACCCATTGCTGGATATCCCCGCTGAATACATAGCGGAATTACAGCGTGTATTGACCGATTTGTCAATACCGATGGAGTATTAAACTAAGGACGGTGTCGTCAGATTTCGCGGCCAGTTATACGGTACTGTAACCAGTGGACACCCTACTCTTACTACGTTGGGTAACACTCTACGTGTACTTTTATACAATGAATTTTGGATGTTGGAGGCCGGCGTCATAGACGCGATTATTTACGTTAGTGGTGACGACTCCTTGCTTTACTTTAGGAAGGACTAAATGGCCGATGTTGTTGCAGCATTCCACCGCCTATGGGCTCCAAAGAACACTTCTGGAGTGCACGGTTTGGGGCAGTCGAGTGAAGGCCTGACTGAAGGGCTCAGTTTTTTGTCGTAATGGATTAGTGTCGGCCCTACTAAATACATCGTCACGCGACTTCCTGAGCGTTGCGCCCGTAGCGGCATCTACACCTAGACCAGCATTACAGATGACGCACAGCGACGGGCACGCCGACTGGGGCTTTAGGAGAATTCGTAGAATCCCGACGTGAACGCCTATCTCGGCAAAGCCCCTATCATCACCGAGAACGGTGATTTTGAGACCGACCCAATGTACAGAATGGCCTCTTTTACTGTTGATCCCTAGCACATTTTCCTTCCGCTCACAGGTCAGCCAGACCCGTTCCCGTGGAGCGCCAA